GGGAATGAGAGTTCTTGATGATCTCGACCTTATATGCCGCCTCTATGAAGTAACGAAATTCAAGCACATCGACCAGGGATTATACATCTATAGGGTGCATGGAGAAAATACATGGTTGCGTTATAACAAAGAGATTCAAGATAACGTTTACCGTATCCACGACCAGTATATAGAAGGACTTGTTTCAAGGTGGAGCGATATTAATTCTCTGCGAAAAATAGAATTAGGTGGCAGAATAGACGCAGATATTAATTGTGAAACTGTCGATCTTATCGACTCGGATATTATCGCAGACCTTGATGGAAAGTGGCCTTTTGAAGATTCATCTGTAGGCATGATCAGAGCTATCGATGTATTCGAGCACCTGAAAGACCCGATACACACGATGAAAGAGCTATCAAGGGTTCTTGCTCCTGGCGGATGGGCATTTATAAAAGTTCCTTCTACGGATGGAAGGGGAGCGTTTCAAGACCCGACACACAAGAGTTTTTGGAATGAAAATTCGTTTGGTTATTACACAAAGGAATTTTTCTCAAGGTATATAGGTGAGCCGGTTAGATTTCAGGCTGCGAGACTATACACTACAGATTTTAATAGTGACAAATGCTGTTGGACGATTGCCCACTTGGTGAACTGCAAGGAAGGGTATAGGCCAGCGGGGTTGATGGAAATATAAAATATGCCAACGGTAGAAGCCAACATACAATCGACGCTAGGGGCGCTCGTCTCCGGTCGATGTTATCCACTGGTGAACACCTCGGCAACGATCACTGCGCCGTACATTACGTTTCAGGTTATTTCGCAATCTGCGCTAACGGTAACGGCGACTGAACGAAAGAAAATGAGGGTGCAGGTTGATTTGTTCGCCACGACCTATGGAGCAGCAAGGACACTCCTTGCTTATGTAGAGGCGGCAATGGAAGCGGCAACCGCTTTTGAATCATCTCTTATCATGAGTTTTGATGGATACGAGGAGGTATCCAAGGAATATCGGGTGACACTCGATTATTATATCTGGGCCGCGTAGCTCAGTAACGAAACAAAAGCACCGTCGTGATGACAGGGGCGGAAACTTACTGCCGTGATGGCAGAAAGGAGCAACACAAATGGCAACTCCAATTGTATGGAAAAACGTATCAGTATCAATGCAGTCAGCTATTGCATCAACAGTTCCAATCACTTCAATCACCAAAGCAAGCCCCGGCGTAGTAACCAGAGTAAACCACGGATACAGCAATGGTGACATCCTGTTTCTGTTGGTTGAGGGCATGTATCAGTTGAATGAAAGGGTTGTTAGGGTTGCCAACAAGACCGCAGATACCTACGAGCTTGAGGGTATTGATACAACCGCGTTCGACACATTCATTTCTGGGACATCCCAGAAAGTTACCCTTGGAACTACCGTATCATCTGCAACAACGATCAATGCTTCAGGTGGTGAGTTTGATTTCATCGACACGACCACGATTCATCAATCTTTCAAAACCCAAATTCCTGGCTTGCCGTCTGCAATTTCTTATCAGATGGATCACATCTGGGACAGCACCGATGCTGGTCAGGCTGCAATGAAAGCGGCTTCCGACATTCAATCTCGGCTGGTCTTTAAGTTTCAGTTTGGAGCTGGCGGAAAGATTCTTTACATGGCCGGTTATGTTGGATTTTCCGGTCTTCCTGGTGGACAGTCACAGGGCCTGGTAACGACCAAAGCGGTTATTACCTCGAACGGTTTGCCGACCTATTACGCGTCATAAGGTGACATATGCTGAAGCTGATTCTTAATCCGACATTCAGCGCCGATGTTGAAATCACCGTTCCTGGGCAACAGGAGACAGGAACGGTGAGTCTGACTTTCAAATATCTTGGGCGCAAAGAATACCGGGCAATGGTTGATTCGTTTTCCGAAGTAAAGGATGCAAAAGGGAAAATAACCAAAGAAGTGACGAGTATGGAAGAAGCCTTCCCTCAATTTGTCACGGGTTGGGGGTTCGCAGAGCCTTTTACCACAGAGAACATAGACCTATTTCTCAATAACTATCCAGCCGCCTATATGGATATTTTTACACAATATTCCAAGTTGTTGATGGCGAGCCGGATAAAAAACTAGAATCTGCCGCCGTTGAACTCATGGGCGGCGGCAGTAGCATTGATGAGGTTTCAGCAAGGCTCGGTCTTCCGGTTGACTTACTGCAAGAGGCCGAGGGTTTCAAGGGGATAGAAGGCGGAGTTTATCCAGACAACATACTGACTGTAAAAATATTCTGCGATATGGCAACACAATGGAGGGTGGGCATGAATGGTCTGATTGGTCTTGATTATAACGTCCTGCCATTCGTCTTTTCTACTCGCAGAATAAAGAAGAAAGACCGTGAAGATGTTTTTGACAGTCTCAAGGTTATGGAAAATGCAGTCTTACGGGATCATGCTAAATGACAATCGTTAGGGCAACAGTATCGGTTGAAAACATGGAAGGCTTCGACGCATCCCTACGTGAAGTAATGCTGGCTGTTGACGCTAATCTCTCCGAGGTGGCCACGTTGGTTGAAACGAGCGCACAGACAACAGCGGCATTCATCGACCGTACTGGCAATCTGAGAAAATCAATTGCAAAGCAGAAGTCAAAGTTTTCTGACGGTGGGTATATCGTCAAGGCATCCGGCGGAAACAAGAAGAAAGGTTTCCATGCCCACTTGGTAGAGTTCGGGCACAACCAAGTTCCACCTGGCAACCTGCCGGGTGGCCGAGTTCCACCACATCCATTTTTGCGCCCTGCTCTTGAAGAAGGGTATCGTCATGCAATCACATTGTTCAGGAGTGGCAATAAATGAAGATACCTGGGATCTATGTTGAGATACGCGGCGACTCCACCCAACTCCAAAAGGACATTCGGCAAGCCAAGCAATATGTCGTCCAGCAATCCGCCGAGATTTCAAACGCTCTCAATAATGCCCTCAAGACTGATCAGGTAAGAACAGGGGTTAACAAGCTCATTGCCGACATGGGGGCGTTGTCACGTGCCGCCCATTTGTCTGGCAGTAATTTCAACGGTCTGGGGGTAAATTTAAAGGAAGTACAGAAGCTCACCGGGGTAACTGCCGCAGAGTTTGGCAACCTGCAAACCAGGATGTTGCAAACACAGGCAGCGGTCGGGCAAGAGAAAGCTCTTCTCGGTATTGCCCGGTCTGCCGGGCTGTCGTCTGCCGAAGTGTCAAAGATGGGCAAGCAGTTTGGCCTGTCTGCTCCACAAATTGAGCGGGTGAAAAGCTCACTTGGGATGGTCGATACCGGTCTTGGCGCGACTGCTGTAAAGATGAAGAACATGATTGCCACCATCGCCGTTTACTCCCTGGCCTTCACTGGGCTGGCGGCGGCAATGGCAGGGGTCAGGGCAATCATCCGCAATGCCGACGAATATTCTCTCATCGACTCCAAACTGAAAAACATCTCCGGCAGCGCTGCGGAAGCAACAAAAATATATGCCGGCCTGTTCGACATATCCCAGAAGACCGGGACGAGCTTTTCTGAAAATGCACAGAACTATACCAGATTCGCCACCGCACTAAAGGATATCAATATACCAAGCTCTGAGATGTTGACCATATTCGAGGCGGTCAATAAATCGGTGGTGGTATCCGGCGCGACAATCAGCGAGGCGACGGCATTCATCGGCCAGTTCCGCCAAGGTATGGTTTCCGGAAAGTTCGCGGGTGACGAGTTCAAGAGCATGATGGAGAACAACGCCTATTTTGGTGTGCAGCTTGCCAAGGCGTTGAATACCGATGTTGCAGGACTGTACAAAATGAAGGAAGCAGGACAGCTTACGACGCAAGTATTGCGCGATGCTTTCCCGCGAATGATCGAGCAGATCAATAAAGATTTCGATGGCCTTTCAAAGACCATGGCAAGGGCCATGGTCGAGCTTGATAATGCCATCGCGGATGTAATCCATACCGCTGATAAGGCAACCGGTGCCACAGGGAGTGTTGCGGAGTCCATATCTGGACTTGCAACCACGATCACCCAGAATAAAGACGCTATCGCCGGGTTGTTCATCGGCTTGATCGA